GTCGTTGCCCGTGCAACACTGAAGGTTCAGTCGCTTATTGATTCTAACGTTGGCTCGGCTGAGGTCCTTGCGGTCCTCGAGCGAGTTATCGGTACGATTCAAGAAGATGACACTGGTCTCGACCTTGGTGACAATATTTTTGTCAACAAGGAACAGTAACTGCATGTCATAAGCGATTTATCGACTTATGAGCAGCAGTCCCAATGTCATCGTCATTGTTTAGGTCTCTATAGCCACAGTAATTGGAAGTCTTCATATTATATATGAAAACTCCAAAAGCAATAGCTGAAAAGATTATTAAACTTAACAACACATATGTGCTCAGCAATGAGCCTATATGCCTTAATTGGATGAGACCCTCTGAAAGGAAGGTTTTATTCAATACGGGCTTTCTAGGAGCGGATTTTCCGCTCATAGATGGTTTGTTAATTGAGTTTAATCCTGCTGGGTTATTTAACACCAATTCTGATACACACTGGAAAGTGTATGTCACATTGACTGTTAATAATCGAGCGGTGGGTTTTGTCCACTACTTCTTCAAGAAATTGAAGGATATAGAAGATAAAACATCCTGGGACCTAATCGATGTTGCAATCTACCTGGCGCAAGCCAAGTAGCCTTCAACCGAATCAGGCGACTGGATATCCATATGAGCATACTAACTAAAGTATACTATAGCCTGCTAATCGACATTAAGAGACTGACAGGGGTCCACTTGGACCTCCCTGATAGTTTCGAGATGAGTTGGGTCCTTATAGAAGGACCTGCATTAGACAAGCAAGTACTTCAATATCTTGAGGGTACCAGGATTAATGATCCTGACTTTCCAGAGTGGTTAAAACCACTTTGGGAAGCTTTTCGTATAAATAATAATACGAACGGCATACTCAAGTGTTTGCGTACGTGTCTTGTTTTCGGTTACAAAGCCGAGTTCGAACCAAATGAAAAGCAACTTATCGAGGCGCAAAGCGCCTTTGAGGAAGCCAATCTTGGCGTCAAAACGTGGTCTGAATCTTTTAAAAGAGATTCAGTCCCTCGTCCGACGTTTAGAGAGGCTCGCCGACTGGTTAGGCTTGTCATAAGACGGGCCGACTGGTACGATCTCTACTCCTGCCATGGTCCTGGTGCGGTTTTTCCGTCCCATTCGCCAAAGCATAAGAGTAGGTTCGACATCTGTTCTCCAATAGTGGAGTACTATCCTTATGATCAGTATTTCAATATGATCCCTTTATTGGGCCATACTGATCTTACTAGTCAAGACTATCTTGTATACGATAAAATCGTTTGCAAGTTGGTCGCTGTCCCAAAAGACTCACGAGGGCCACGCTTAATATGCGTTCACCCAAAGGAAGCCGTTTGGATCCAGCAAGGTCAACGTCACATACTAGAACGAGTCATTAATCATCATCCACTGACCGGTGGGAGAATAAATTTCTCCGATCAGACAGTAAATGGGAAGATTGCTCTATCTAGTTCTAAAAGTCAAGAGTTCTGTACTATTGACCTTAAGGAAGCAAGCGATAGAATATCTATGCAATTAGTGGAATACCTTTTCGGGTATTCTGCGAAATTGCTTAGCTGCTCTAGAGCTAGCCATGTGTTGTTGTTAGATGGACGGTTAGTAGATCTCCACATGTTTGCCCCCATGGGCAACGCCCTTACTTTCCCTGTGGAAAGTTTGGTCTTTTGGAGTCTGGTTCGAGCTGGCATACTATCTCGTTACGGTATCAACTGTGACGATATATATGTCTTCGGAGATGATATTATTGTTCCTTCTCGTTTCTACGATGGTGCAATCTATGGCCTT